GAGAGTGCCAGAGCACGTGTTTACGGGTCTTTCCACGAAGGCTCGTATTACACTTTCCACTTCTGCATGCTGGGAGAAAACCAGATCAGAAGGTGGATCACTTCAAGCAATTAGCGAGCTAATGCAAGAAGCAACTAGTGGTCGTCCAGCACCTGTGATCGACCTCTATACCGGAGCATTCGAGAGGTACATAACCCTCGAAAAGTCCGAAGCTGGAGAGTACATCTTCTGGCGCTGCCTAGAAGAAGTACTATCACATGACCCGAAAGAAGTCTCTCAGGTCTATGTGACAGTCGTTAAGGAACCGGGAAAAGCCCGCACCGTAACGAAAGGAATGATCGCGCTCAAAATAGTTTTGGACACGGTCAATAAGATAGTTTCATATCCTCTATCGAAGGTAGAAACTAGCAAATCCGGCATGAGCAAAGACGCCCATGGCTGGAACCTTTTCAATGAGTTCTATACTCACCAAGAAGAGGCCTTCCACGTCTCCCCTGGAAATAAAAGGGAAGACGGGAGTAAGTCGTCACTTATACGCGAAGTGATATATGACGACATATACGCCGAATGTACAGATTTCGTAACGGCGACAGACGCAATGATTCATGAAGTATGTGAAATTATTGCGTCCAAGTGGATGAATAGGTGTGGCATCCCACCTATCCTCCAAACAATAGTTATGCAAACATGTTTTGCAGAACGTACTGTCCACTTCCATGGCAAAGGTTTATTTGCCAGAGTCGGGGAGAAGTCAGACACTGAGGATGAAACTCGGAATGTCTTACTTAAAAAAGGAATACTTATGGGCGATCCGCTCACAAAAGTTATCCTCCACTTCGTTAACATCTCCATAAGAGAGTTGTCGACGTACATAGCTCGTGGAGACTCTACTGAGCTCTCTAACGAACCATCATATGGCTCCGTCACAGTAGAGACGGTGTCATATCCTTTTACGGTTGTCAGTCCTAAAATGATAGTACTGAACCCGTTGGTGAGAGGCCCTAAGGGTGAACAGGCAGACTTACTCCTCGCGGAGCACGTACTGCCCATTCCCTCAATAAAGGACCTCCCGCTAGGGGTAACTTTCGAAAATATTCGGAAGAAATCCCCGAAATCACAAACCTGTAGTCCATACCTACCGGGAGTGACCGTACTTTATGAGGTCGCAAGTGGACCGAATAAAGTACACAGTCTGGAGCTTGGGTTTATACCCAAGAAACAGAGGGACCCCGATAAATTGAAGATCATGACCTTCAAATTTGGGGAAAGGGAATATCCGATAACTACTACGGATAGAAACCCTGACGACGAGAAGCTCATAGCAATGGGCCTCAAGCCGATAAACATCTATCAGGGTACTATAATAAGCACTCTGAAAGATCAAGAGCGTTTTGATAGAGATCATATCAATAAGCTCTTAGGGCGTCCGGTGAAAACGGACGCACCGACACGCGTGCTTTCACCGAAAGCACGGGTCGAAGATACGGAATGGAGCTATAAGCTCTTTTCTTGTATCTTTCCAAGTACTAGGCCATATTAGCCTAGAGTTGGAGAGGCCAAGTAGCAGGAAAACCTGCTAACTTGTTCCTTCTAAACCTACCTGGAGCCAGTTCCCCAAGCGGGAACCCATCCGGGCACC